CGTTAAGAATGTTCATATTTTCGCTAACAGGATCAGTCGGCTTGATATCGTCTTCTAGCGGAACAACCTTGTCCGCATCCTGAATGCCCAAAACCTCTAGCATCTGGCGGTGAAGCAGTGGCAGGTCATACATCTGGGGTGCCTGAGATGCCAACTGCAACGCCGCCTGATATTGCATAATCCTTTGCGCCATAGTTCCAGCGTTTGGATCGCTTACAGGGATAATATCTACGCGGTCATCAAAGTCCTGCCTGACAACCGGCTCCTCATCTGGCTCATAAGGGTAAGCCTCTGGCCCATAATCCCTGACAAGCTCCGCAAGTATCTTTAACTCTCGTGAAACTGCGTGATGGACACGGCTCTGAACCGCACTCAGCACCTTCATCTCTCGCTCAAGAATGGCGAGGGTTGTCCCTACGGGCGCTTCTCCATTGATGTCAGACGCCTTCACATCCGCCGCTGAAGCAAACCTGCGGCCTTCCTGAACAATATCGCCAAGAAGCTGATATAGGACACCGCTAGGCTCTTTGTATGGCAGGAACGTAATGTTGTCCCGTATTGCGCCACCGGGGACATCTACGTCCCTAAACTCTCCGGGCATGATCGGGGTGTCGTCACCCTTGATCCTGAGGCCGCGAGACTTGAGACCACCCGGAAGATTCGCCAATGTGCCCGAGTCGACCAGTTGCCTGAGTATTGATGTTGCGGATTTAGACAGTCCACCAATCATGTGAACAAGGCCAAATCCATAGAAGCCAAGCCCCGGCAGATACTGGTAGTGAACATAATGCTCACGTTGCATCTTCATCGGGTCGTCTTCGTACCAGTTACGTCGGATCGACAGTATCGTTCTTGATGACTTGTCAATCGTAACGATGTACGGAAGAGCAATCCCCGTAGGGACGCCCTTGTCAGTGTCCTCAAAGCCGATCAGGTCGATATTGACCTGCATCTCCAGTAATGTGTGGCGATTGTCGTACTCGTAATTGTCCGAGTCGCCCGTCAGCCTGTCGTATTTTTGCTGTATCTCCGATATGTCAGGAGACGGCGGCGGCAGATCTATATCTGCATAGAAGCCAGCCACCTGTAATTTGCGGATCTCGTTGGCGCTACGCTTCATTACATGCGTGGCACGCTCGCACGTTGATAAGTCAGACGCACCATAACTGACCACGAAGTCCTCTGCCGGCACAAACATGGCGCAGGGCCTGCCCATATTTGGGTCATAATACACCTTGCGGAATGCTGATCCGGCTATCGGCAGGGAGAACAACAGCTTTTCTGTCTCCGTGCGATACTCTGTCATGCGTTGTGTTATCAGGTAATTCAGATAATTCTGTACCCTGTGCGCCTGCTTGGTCTTTTCGTCGTCTATCGAGCCGACAATGCTGGTCTTGACGGGGCCGCTTGCAGGATATATCTCCTGTATCGTTTGTGCCTGAAAACGAATAACCGCCTCAGAAAGCATGGGGTGGAATACACCACACGCACCCTCCCAAGGAGTTGATCTGTCCTCAAACTTGAGGCCAAGCAGGTCTAGCCCACGGACATAGGAGTCTTCCCAGTCTGCACGGCTGTTCCTGTCTGCCTCATACGCACCCACCAGCTCGCCAGCAAGAAGCTGTAGATCCTGCTCTGACAGGAACTCGACCAAGTTGGAGTCATGCCTAGCGCCCAAAAGCTCACCTGCATCTGGGTCAAGGTCAATCACCATGCCGCCGTCATCATCAAAGATTCCGACAGAGTCAGGGTTTTCGATCACTATCTCCAGCGCAGACTCATCTGGGCTGGGCATTTCGGCGCCTAGCGCACGATCAATAGCCATGCTTAGCCTTTACCGCCTCGCTTGCCACCTTTGGTAGCCATCTTAGAGGCCATATTCATTGTTTTGCCGCCCTTAAAATAACCCTTGGTCTTGGGGGTCATTCCGCCCTTTTGCATCTTGCCTTCGCCGTCAGCCGCAAAGAACGGCACCATCTTGCCATCCTTTTCAACCATCTCCAGCTTGCCGCCTTTTTTCATACCCTTGGCTTTCATCTTTCCGCCACCGGCATACATCTTAGACATCTTCTTCATCATCACTGTTACCTGCGTATAGGTTGTCAAACACTCTGTTTACGTCCAGCGTGTAATCCAAATCCGACTTGGAATAGTGGATATGCTGTGACGGCCTGAAGTCTGGCGCCCCTTCTCCAGCCTCAAACCACGCCGGATGTGTCACCCGGACTCGGTTGTTGGGTAGCGCCACGATATTCCCTGTCCACGGCCCTGCATCCAACAGCTCCATCACATGACTCTGCTTGTGCTGTGCAGGGTCATCAGCGATCTCGCTGTCGGTATAGTCCACCGTGAACATGTACTTGGCGGGATAGAACTCGCCGT